CCATTTCGGTGACGACCGGGGCGAGAGCCGCGAGAACCGGCAGGACCGCCTGGATCGCGGATCCCAACGCGCCTGCGAGCAGCGAGGCGATGGACTGGACCGCGGTGAAGATGCTCTTCAGTGCGGCCTGCACTTCAGGGAGGGCGGTGATCCGCCTCAGCTCGGCAACGGCTGCGCCGAACACCCCGAAGAAGTTCCCGCCGGCCTCGGCTGCGGCGCCGAGCACGTTCTTGAGGATGCCGCCGAGGTCGCCGAGCACGTGCCCGAACTGAACGGCGACGTCCAGCGCGGTGTTGATCGCGTCGCTGAGTGCCCCGGATTCCAGCCCCTTGGCGAGCTTGTCCATGACCCGATCGATCGCGGACCCGGCGCCAGCGGTGAGCCGGTCCCACGCCGGACCGGCTGCCACAGTGAGCTGGGACAGGCCGGTAACGATCTGCCCGGGGAGACGGGTCAGGTTCCCCAGCCCGTTCCGGACGACGTCGAAGACGCCCTTCAACTGGCCCGTCTTGGCCAGGTTCTCTACGGCAGTGAGGGCGCTCTTCCCCATCGTGTTCAAGACCCCGGCAGTACCGGCGAGGCCCGAACGAACTGCGGGGAGGGCGCTGCCGGCCACCTGCCGCAGCCGGTCACCGATCCCGGCGAACAACCGGTCCTGAACGTCGAGCTTGAGGGCATCCCACGCAGGTGCGAGGTCCCGCAGGATGTTCACGAATCCGCGGGCGTTCGGCGACAACTTCGCCATCGCCTGATCGAGCTTCGACGTCTGCGCCGCCGCGTTCGCCTGTGCGTCCGCGACAGCCCGTGCCGCGTCAGCAACAGCCCTATGGGCGTCCGCCAGGGCGCGTTGCTGATTGGCGACCTGCTCGTTCGCCGCCCGGATCCGCTCCTGCGCCTGGATTACCGCATCCGACCCAGCCACGCCGGCCTTGTTTGCGGCGGCGGTGTCGACCTGGAGGCGCTTCTGCTGCCGGGACTGCTCTTCGGCGGACGCCTTGGCGCGCTCCAGGACAAGCTGAGCCTGCTGAATCTGGAGCTGGGTGGCGGCAGGGTCGTTGCGGGTTTGCTGCAGGTCGAGTTCGGCCTGCCTCACGTCCAGGGTCGCTTGCTTCTGATCCAGGGCCCCTTGGCGGAGCTGCTGGTTCATGTCCTCCAGATCGCGGGCGGCCTGCCTGCGGGCGGCGGACAGTTCCGCCTGGGTCTGCCGGGCGGCACGCTGAGCTTGGGAGAGGTTGCGTTCGGCGTCCGTGACACCGCGCTGCGCGGTCTGAAGCCCGCGCTGGGCTGTCTCGACCTGCCGGGTGGCGGTGGCCGCCGCCTTGGCTTCGGCGGACGTGTCGGCGAACGCCGCCTTGATCGCGTCACCGACGCCGGACATGCCGACCTTGATGGCGCCGAAGGCCGCGCCAAGGGTGAGAATGGCCGGTGCGGCGAGTGCGGCGAGCGGCCCCAACTGGGCCAGTGCCGAACCCAGCGAGGCGACCTGCGGTAGCGCTGCAAGAGCAGCCCCACCGAGCATCACAAACCGGCTGGAGAGCAACCCCAGCCCACCGCCGGCCCCGCCACCACCTGAGCCGAGGCCACTGAGCGCCCCGGTAAGCGCGGCCAGCCCGGTGGTGCGGACGCGGACGTTCGTGGTGCGGTCGCGGGTGAGGAACCGCAGGGCCGTGTTCGCGGCCGTGGTGTCCGCTTGGGCGGTGACACCGACGGTGCGCCGCCTGGTGAGGTTCGCCAGGTCGTTCGCAGCGACCCGGGTGTCGACATCGGCTCCGACACGGACCGTGCGCCGTCGGATCAGGTTCTGGATCTCGTTCGCGCCGACCCGTGTGTCCACGGTTGCCCTGATGTTGACGACCCGGTCGGCTGTCAGGCGGTCGAGCTGTCGCTGCGCCTGCCGGTATGCGGCTTCCTGCACCTTCGGCAGGACATCGACGGTGACGGTGCGGCCAAAGCCGGCGAGCTTGTCAGCTGCGCCCCGGTCGTCGAGGTCGACCCGCAGCTTCACCACCCGGTCACCAGTCAGGCGGGCCAGGCCGGCGGTGGCCGCCTTGTCGTCGAGCTCGACGGTGAGCTTCGCTCGCCGGTCGGTGGTCAACTTGTCGAGCTTGGTCGTAGCCGCTCTGTCGTCGAGCTCGGCCGTCACCTTTATGGATCGGGGCTTCGTGAGCTTGTCGAGCTGGGCGCGGGCCAGTGTGTCCTTGATGTCGATGCCGACGTGCACGGTAGGCGTGGCGGCAGCGAGCTTGCGCTGGATGCTGTCGAGGATGGCGTCGCCCGCCACCTGGCCGGCGAGCTTCGCCGGCTGGCGGATGACTGCAGGCAACTCGACGCGGAGCCGGTCGCCGAACTTCGACGTGTCCGGGATGAGTGAGACCCGGGTAGATCCGACGAGTGTCGGCTCGGCCATGCTGCCCTCCCCTACTGGTGCGCGTGGAGCTCGCGGATTCGTGCGTTCCAGATGTCGATGTCGTCGTCCGGCGTCCGGCCGGGTGAGAAGCGGTCGAGCACCCTCTCGTGGTAGGCGGTGATCGCCGCGGCGCGCTCTTCGGCCTCGGCGTCGGCTGCCAGGCGTGGCGGGCTGATGGTGTCCATGTCCGGCGGGTTGCCCTTGAGGTGGGCGACCCACATGACCCTGATCATCAGGAGCATCGCGTTGTACGTGGAGGCGGCGACGTAGGTGTCCTGCGTCCAGCGGCGCCCCTCCTCGTCCCCGGCAAGCGCAGCTTTGGTGGCGGAGTCCTCGGGGAGGTGCTCGACCAGATCCCGGAGCTCGGCCCAGGACATGGTCCCTTCGCCCCAGGACATGGCCCAGAACTCCTCTAGGCGGCGACCGGGGTAGTAGCGCTGGAGGTCGGCGCGGACGGCCCCTGCGTGCTCTCGGAGGAGGGCGAGGAGCCAGAGTCTTCCCCCGCGTCGGTGCCCGCCTCGCCGTCCATCTCGTCGATGATCTCCTTGAGTTCGCCGACGGTGAGGTGGGCGCCCTTCACGAGCCGGTCGAACGCCTCGGGCGGGCTGGCGATCTCGCGGAGCACGTTGAGGTTGGCGTTGCCGCCCTTCTCCTCGACCTCCTCGATGACCTCCAGGGGCCAGTTGTCCTGCACGGGGAACGTGCAGGTCTCCTCGATGCCGTCGGCGTTCTCGAAGACGATGTCGACGTACTGGAGCTTGGCGGCGGCGGAGCGCTGGGCGCGCATCTGCTGGAGGCGGATCACCTTGCGGTTGGGCTTGGACATGACTCAGGTTCCTTAGCTCGGGCGGGGACGGGGCGGGGGCGTGCAGGTGGTCCGTCGTGCCGCCCCCGCCCAGGAGATGAGCGCGACGGACCACCAGTTGGTGGGTCAGCCCTCTTCGACTTCGGGCAGGGGGACGTCGGTGATCATGTGCTGGACCGACTGGGCGCCGCCGGGGGCCGACAGTGCGGTGAAAGTCAGCTCGTAGTTCGAGGAGTCCTCGGCGGAGTGCTTGCGGGCCCCACGGTCGGACACCCCGGATCGGGCGATCATGATGCGGTGGCGCTTCCCGCCGTAGATGACGTCGAGACCGAGGGCGATCTCCACGGTGTCCTGGGTCGAGCCCGACCCGAACGAGATGAACTGCTTCTTGCCGGTGGCCGCCGCAGTGCTGGTCATGTTCGCCAGCTGCACCTGGTAGTACAGGGCGAGGAGCTGCGCGGTGGTCTCCCGGAACGTGAGCTTGAACGTCTGGGTGCGCTTCTTCGCCAGGTCGACGACCGGCGCGTCCTCGCCCCAGGCGTCAAGCTGGGTGCGTTCCTCGGCCATGGCCTCTTCGAGGCCGTCGGGGGTCACGAACCCCATGTCGACGAAGTCGGCGCCCCACGCCACCTCGGGGCCGATCGGGAACGTCGAGCCAACGGGCGCCGCGTAGGCCTTGCCCGCCGTACCGACGATGATGTTGGAAGAGTCGCCCACGACGGGCCTCCTAGCTGTTCGGGAGGGGTGGGCGGACGCTCATCCCCAGGATCATGCCGACGCGGGCTACACCCGTGTTGGGCTCTTCGGGTTGGTCTTGCGGGCCGGTCTCCTCTGAGATCCCAGCGACGATGCCGACTGCGGTCGCCTGACCGGGGAGGAGTTCCCACTCGGCCCGCACGCGCAGGGCGAGCCGCATTGCCGCCCCTTCGGTGGCCTCGTAGCAGTCGACGGAAAAACGGGGCCGATCGCGGGTGGCGGGGTCGGACCAGCCGCGCATGTCGCTGGTGCCGCCGACCCTGAGCACTCGCACGAGGGGCAACGCCGCGTCGAACGCCTTACCTTCGGGGAGCTTCCCCACGACCTGAACCCCGGGCATGGCGGCACTGAGCAGTTCGATGGCGATCTGCTTCGAGTCGGGGAGGATCAGCGGCGTCGTCATGGCTACGCCTGGGCCGGCGCGGGCGCCGCCTTCACGTAGTCCTGGAGGTCGCGCTTCGTGGCGGTCTCGGCGGCGCTGGCGCCCATGCCGAGGCTGATGGCGTAGGCCCGCCAGTCGTCGACCTTGGCCGCGTCGGAGGGTGTGCCGGGGCGGGGCTTGGCGGTCTCGACATGCTCGGCGAACCCCACCCAGCGCGGCGCCTCGTCGACCGGAACCTCGACGATGTCGCCCGGCCGCTTGTCGCCACGCCAGAACGTGAGCCGCATCTTCACGGTGTCGCCGTCAGCCATCGCAGTTCTCCTTCATCAGTGATCGCCTCCTGCGGCGTCGAGGGCGTTGCCAAGCGTGTGGTTCGGCAGGTGGATGCGGCGTCCGTTGCGGTCGATCTGCCGGGTGCCGTACTCCACATAGATCGCGTAGTGCACGGGGGCATCGACATGGACGGTGCCGTCGGTGTCCGGCTGCTCGACCCGGTGGATGGTGTCCCTGTACAGGCCCGTGTCGACCGGGGCCGCAGCCTTGGCGGCCCGCACGACCCGGTCCATGCGCCCCTGCATGTCGGCCTGGATCTCCGGCAGGAGCACCAGGCCGTCGATGGCGTCCCGGTAGACCTCCACCTCGGCGCTCATCCGGCGACCTCCAGCAGCCGCACCGTTTGACCCGACAGCGGACCAGCAGCCTGGACGTCGCGCGGGACGCCGTCGACATCCCAGGTACGCCCGTCCCACTCCACCCGCGACCACTCCGAAACCCGAGGGGCGCGGCGCGGCATGAACAGCGTGGCGGTGGTGACCGTCTGGTCCTTCGCCTCGCGGGACTCCGAGGAGGCCGCGTAGTCGACGGTGCACCCGTACACCGGGGTCCGAGTCGCGTGCGCCCAGTCCCGGATCTGAGTGTTGTAGTCCCCGTCGACCAGCGGTGCGTCGACCAGGACAACCGTCTGGCGCCCGATGTGGCCCGGCATCAGCCCACCACCAGCGGATCGAACCGGAACAGGCCGCACGTGCGCAGTAGGTCCGCGACCGCCGGGGCCAACTGCACCGACTGCCCCGCAGAACCGCCGACCGTGCGCCGTGTGAACGATCTGGAGCCCGTCGACATCGACTGCAGGTCCGACTGGGCCTCCGTCTCATCGCCGCGCTCAAGCATCCAGTGGACCTGCTGAACCGTCGCCTGCCGGAGCACCAACTGGACCTCGACGTCGGCCGGGTCGTACCACGCCCCCAGGAGGGCGCGGTCGATCCGCTGCGACGCCAACGTCAGCAAGCGCACGGCAGTCTCGGGCGCCGGCTCGGGTGCGAGCCACGCTTCGAGGTCGAGGACGGTCGCGTAAGGCACCGGCTACTCTCCGGACCCGTCGTCGCCGTCAGCGACCTTCACCCAGTCCTGCAGGTCGGACTTGGTGGCGTCCGCAGCCTCTTCCTCGGGCATGCCGAGCGACACCGCGTAGGCCCGCCAGTCGTCGACCTTGCTGTTGGCGTTCGGCTTCTTCGCGGCCTCCGGGCCGTTGCCCTTCGGCTCGGCCGACGACTCCGCCTCCTCGGCTTCAACAGCCCCGCCGCCGACAGGGACCAGGTGACCCTTGCGGATCTGGTCCTCCATCTGCGGTGAGTACGGCTCGTCGAGGTGCAGGAGCAGACCGCCCGCACCCCGGAACTCGCGGGCCGCCATCAGTACGCCTTCGGGAGCTTGAGGACGGTGATGGTGCCAGTGAACCCGGACTCGAAGTCGACGTACATCGACGAGCCGCGCTGCTGGAACCGGGCGCTGGTGAACGGGCCGAGGAACTCAGAGCCGGTGTTCGCGCCAACGGCCTGGATGTAGTCGCCCGCCCCGGCGAGCCAGGACTGGCGCCCGGTGCCGGCCTTGACGGTGACGTTCTTCGCACCGGTCGCGGTGTTGTTGACGCGGAGGACGGTGCGTTTGGGGTCGACGCTGCTGATGACGACGCCGTTCGTGACGAGCGTCGCGTCGATGGTGGTCCCGACCGGGCTGGTGAGGTGGCCGTTCGGGACGAGAGGGCTGTAGGGGACGGCGGTTCGTGCCATGGGAGGGCTCCCGGGGTCAGAGGCGGCGACGAGAATCACGCTGGGGCGACACGGCGGGGTTACGCCGGGTCGATGAAGGCGACCGCAATCCCGGTCGGCCGCAGCAGCTTGGCGCCGTACACGTGCAGGCCACGGATCGCGTCGGCGATCGTGTTCTGCAGGCGGAGCGCCTCGGTCTCCAGGATCTGCTCGGCGTAGGTGACGGCGCCGGGGTAGCCAGCCTGGATGACCTGGGTGTCGCCGGACGGAATCGGGGTGTTGTTCGACTTGAGGATGTCGAAGCCTGCGGCCCTGCCGACCATGCCGTTGCGCAGACCCGTTTCCGTGCCGGAAGCGTCGACTCGAACGAAGCGGTCGTCCCTCAGGAGGGAGCCCTCGAACTCGGGGCTGACGACGACATAGCGACCCTCGGTGGGGACGTTGCTGCGGTCGAGCTTGGTGCGCAGCGGTACGAGGACCTTGTCGTAGGCGTCGGTGGCGGTCGTGTAGGTGTTGATCGGCGAGCCGGTGGAGCCGAGGACGTTGGAGGACGCGGCACCGGTGTACAGGCTGGCCACGAACGCGTCCGCCTTGTCGCGGAGACCGTAGGCGGCGTTCTGCGCCATCTTCGTCATCGGGTTGAGGAGGGCCTGTGCCTTGTCGACGTCGTCGAGGCGGAACGCGAACGCCTTGGCCTGGTCGATGATCAGGTCGGTTCCCGCGGTCTCGACTTCCTCGTAGTTGAGGTTCGAGTTCTTGTCGTAGTCGAAGATCGTCGGGTCGCCGATGGTCGTGATGTGCACCGACTGGCCCTGGGTGGAGATCTCGCCTTCGTAGTCACGGTTGACCAGGGCGGGCTGGGCGTAGACGAGGGCATTCTCCAGCGCGTCCAGGAGCTGGGCGGACCAGATCTCCGGCTTGAAGTTGTTGATCGACAACGGAGGCTCCTAGGGAGGCTAGCCGCCGAGGTAGGCGTTGAGCCTGCCCTCCTGTACGGCCTGAGTGATCTGCTTGGGGGTCATGCGTGCCACGTCCGCTGCACCCAGCTGCCGCTTGCCGCCGCTGGCTCCGCCCATCGGTGCGCCCCCTGCCAGAGGCGTCTCCGGCTTCGACTCGGGCGCCTTGGCCGCGAGCTTCTTGTTGGCGTCGACCGCCGCCTTCACGGCGTTGCCGACTGCTTCGTCGAACCCGGCGTCGGTCGGGTCGAGCTTGGCGATGGCGTTGGCGAAGGAGCGGGAGTCGAGGAGGGCGTCGGGGTCGCCACCGTGCCGGGATGCCGTCTTGTACACGGCGAGTTCCACCTGCGTCTGGCGGGCGCGATCGTCGGACGCCTTGGTCCGGGTCTGCTCCTCAGCCAGCTGCTTGGCGAGCTCTTCGGGTGTGGGCGGCTTGGCCTCGTCGGTCTTGATGCCGAAGGCGGCGGCGACCTTCTTCATGAAGGCGGCCTGGTCGTCTGCGGCTTTCTGCTCTGCGGCGGTGCGCTTGGCCTTCTCGGCTTCTACGTCGCCACGGAGGTTCTCGACGAGCTTCTCGAAGCGGGCAGAGTCGAACTCTCCCTCGAACTTCGGCGCCTTGGCCTTCTGTTCGGTGGCGGGCTCGGGCGATGCGGGTGCGGTCGGCTCTGGCGGAGTCGGCGCGGCCGGGGGTGCGGGCGGGGTGGCCGGCTGGGTGCCGGTGTCCGGGGTCGTTCCCTCGGGTGCTGCGGGCTGGGCGGGGGTGGTCATCTCGGTGCCTCCTTGGGCGGCCTACACGTCGTCACGGCACCTTGTCCGTTGGCGTGTTAGCCCAGATGCTAACCCTGAACCCACCACAAGGGTGCACAATCAAAGGCCAGAGCGCAAGATATCCTTTGAATCAACGGATCTAGGGGGTGGTCATGGCAACGCCGAAGCAACTCGCGAACCAAGCAGAACGGCACCCTGCCGCAATCCGTGCACTCGAAACCCGGGCCACCCAACAGGCCACCGCCCAGCTCGCCGCACGCCTCGTCGCCGCACAACGCGACGCCACCGCCCGCTGGATCCACGCCACCCACAGCCAGTCGGCAGTGCCCGGAGCGCTGGAGAAGCTGCTCGCCGCGATCCGGCGCATCCTCGCCGCCGCATTCCGCGGCCAAGGCAGGCGGGCGCAGCAGCTCACCTCGGCAGCAGCCCACGAAGGAGCGATTCTCGGCGCTGCCCAAGCCGCTGGCATCGCCGCGGCCATGACCGGGCAGCCCGCACCTGCAGCCCGCCCGCAGCCCACCGGGCAGCGAGGCATCATCGGCCCCGAGGCGCAGGCGGCAGTCGACAGCATCCCTACCGTCGTCGACGAGGAGCACCAGCGCGCGGTCGCACTGCTCACGGCGGCCACCGCCGCGGCGCTCGGCAGCAGCGTGGTCGCCACCGTGTTCAACCGGGCCCGGCGTGCCGTCACACGGGTTGCCCGCGCCGTGGCCGTCAGCGTAACCAGCGCGGTAGCGGCCGGGGTTGCCGCAGTCGCCCGAGCCCTTGGCCCCCAGACCCGCCTCCTGTGGGTTGCCGAACCTGGCGCCTGTCCCGCGTGTGCCGCCTACGCCGGCCAGTCCATCCTCATCGGCGGAACCTTCCCGGGCGGACTGTCCCTCGACGCCCGCCGCACCGTGTTCCACACCCCGATCCCGGGGCCGCCCCGCCACCCGCACTGCCGCTGCTCGCTGATCCCGTGGCGGCCGGAGTGGCACACCGGCGGCACTCCCCTGCCCGAACTACTGCGCACCCGCGCTGGAGGTGCCTGATGCCGCGCGGAGTCATCAAAGAAGAGCTGCACGAGCAGCTGATCGCCTTGCACACCGAGGGGTACGGGCGGAACGCCATCGCCCGCGAAATGGGCATCGCTCCGGCCTGCGTCTCCCGTACCGCCGAGTTTCTGGGGCTGTCCTTCGACCGGGCCCGGATCCAGGCTGCGACGACCGCGCGACTCGCCGACTTGGCCGAGCGGCGCAGCATCCTGGCCGTGAAGTTCCAGGACGTCGCGGAGGACTCTCTCGCGAAGGTCGACGAGCCGTGCGTCGTCTACGCGTTCGGTGGCAAGGACAACGTCTACGAGGAGCACACCTTCGACGACGGGGCACCCCCGGCAGAACGCCGGGCACTGGTGTCTGCCGCCGGCGTCGCTGCGGACAAGTCCCTAAAGCTGGCCCCGGCTGAGCAGAACAGTGGCGTGGACGCGGCGAAGTCGATGCTGGGCAGCATCGGTGAGGCGCTGGCGCATTTCGTTCAGGCCGAGGACGAGCTGCAGGCGGAGAGCGGCGGGGAGTAGCCGGTGTCCGTCCTGGAGTCGCTGCCGATGTCCCGGAAGCAGATCAGGTCCGTTGCCGAGTCGACGGGCAAGATCTCGTGCTGGGAAGGCGCGATCCGATCGGGCAAGACCATCGCCAGCCTGCTCAAGTGGTTGATCTTCGTGGCGCAAGCGCCGACCACCGGCGAACTGGTGATCATCGGGAAAACGTCACAGACGATTCACCGCAACCTGTTCCTACCGCTCCAGGACCCGGCGATCTTCGGAGAGATATCGGCGCACGTCCACTACACCCCGGGAGCCCCGACCGCCACGATCCTCGGCCGGATCATCCACGTCATCGGTGCGAACGACGCCAAGTCCGAGCCGAAGATCCGCGGCATGACGCTCTGCGGCGCCTACGTCGACGAGGTGACCCTCGTCCCCCAGGTGTTCTTCGAACAGCTCCTGGGCCGCATGTCAGTCCGCGGCGCCCAGCTGTTCTGCACCACCAACCCGGACAACCCGGCGCACTGGTTCATGCGGGACTGGCTGTCCCAGGTCGGCAAGAAGCCCATCCGCCGCTTCTCCTTCACGATCGACGACAACCCCTTCCTCGACCCCGACTACGTCCGCGACATCAAGGCCATGCACGAAGGCCTGTTCTACCGCCGGTTCATCCTCGGCGAGTGGGTGGCCGCCGAAGGCGCCATCTACGACGCCTGGGACCGCGAACGCCACATCGTCACCACGCTCCCGAAGGCCGGCATCCACCGATGGATCAGCCTGGGCGTGGACTACGGAACAAAGAACCCGTTCCACGCCGTGCTCCTCGGCCTGGGCGCAGACCGAAGGCTCTATGCGGCAGCGGACTGGCGGTACGACTCCCGGCAGTACAAGAAGCAACTCACCGACGCCGAGTACTCACAGCGCATGCGGAACTGGCTGGCCGACGTCCCAGGAATCGGCCCGGTACGCCCGCAGTTCGTCACCGTCGACCCGTCCGCGGCGAGCTTCTCCACGCAGCTACGCAGGGACAAGTTGACTCCGACCGCGGCGAAGAACGACGTCATGGACGGCATCCGCACCGTGTCGTCGCTCCTGGCCGCGAACAAGCTCCTGATTCACGCCTCCTGCAAGGATTTGATCACCGAGATCGGCGGCTACTCCTGGGACGACAAGGCCGCCCTCCGCGGCGAGGAGCGTCCTATCAAGGTTGCCGACCATGGAGTCGACGCCCTCCGCTATGCCATCTTCACCACCCGTGCTCTGTGGCAGCGCCAGCTCGCCCTGGCCGCCTGATCGAAGGGATCCATCATGCCGCTGCCCCCGTCCGGGAAGACCCCGTGGCCGCCCCCGCAGTTGGAGATTCCGCATGCCGACATGGACTTGTGGCGGGCGTGGTACGCCGGCGACACCGGGCATCTGGCCTCGGTGTACGGCGGGACTGCGGCGTACACACGGCACGGGCTGGCCCGCGCTTTCTTCGACGTCGACAGGCGGCGGGGCGCTGGTGTCGACGAGCCTCGCATGTTCTGGGGGCAGGATCCGGCGCCGGGCCAGCAGTCGGCGAAACTCCACATTCCGATCGCCGGCGACATCGCGGAGATGTCCGCGAACCTGCTGTGGGCGGAGGTGCCGCAGGTGACCGTCGACGGTGACTCGACGGACCGCGCGGCGTCGACCCAGGCCCAGATCGGCCGCTACCTCGACGACCGCGGGCACGCGAAGCTGAGGGAGGCTGCGGAGTTGGCCGCAGGGTTGTCGAACGTGTTCGTGCGGGTGGTGTGGGATCGGACGCTGCGCCCCCGCCCGTGGCTGGATGTCCTGGCCCCCGATGCGGTGGTCCCGGAGTGGCGGTGGGGAACGCTGTCGGCGGCCACGGTGTGGCGGGAGCTGGAGCCGTTGGCGGACACGACTCAGGTGTGGCGGCTGCTGGAACGGCACGAGCCGGGCACGATCGAGTACGGGGTGTACCGGGGCACGGTGACGGATCTCGGGATGCGCATGGAGCTGCGGGATCATCCGGACTCGGAAGGGCTTACCGCGCGGGTCGACGACCAGGGGCGGCAGGCAACGCAGGTGAACCGGCTGTTGGTGTCGCACATGCCGAACGTCCTGCCGAACCGTCTGTGGGACGGCATCCCGGACGCTGCACCGTTGGGCCGCTCCGACTATGCGGGCATCGAGCCGATGATGGACGCCTTGGACGAGTCGTGGACGTCGTGGATGCGCGACCTTCGTCTCGGGAAGGCGCGGGTTCTCGTGCCGCAGTCGATGCTCGACACGGACGGGCCGGGGATGGGCGCCTCGTTCGACCTGGATAAGGAACTGATCGTTTCCCTGTCCGGGTTGATTGGCGCGGACACGATGAAGGACTCGATCACCGAGGTTCAGTTCGCGATCCGCGTGGAGGAGCACGAGCGGACGACGAAGGCACTCCGGTTGCAGATCCTCTCCTCGGCCGGCTACTCGGCTCAGGGGTTCGGGGAGGCGGGGACGGTGGCGGTGACGGCTACGGAGGTGGCGGCCCGCAAGGAGGAGTCTCTGACCACGCGTGGGTTGAAGATTCTCTACCAGCGCCCGACTCTGCTGGAGTTGCTGACGACGATGATGTGGGTCGACGTGGTGCACTGCGGGGCGACCGGCGTGGATCCGGCTGCGGAGCTGACGGCGTCGTGGCCGCAGGCGGTGCAGCCGGATCAGGAGTCGACGGCGCGCACACTGTCGCTGCTCGATGCGGCGGGGGCCATCAGCACGTTCATGAAGGTCAAGTTGCGGGAGCCGTCGTGGGATAACGCCGAGGTGATGGCGGAGGTTCAGCGGATTCGGGAGGACCAGGCGGCGTCACCGGCTGGCGATCCGTTCAACACGGGCGGCGCGGACGGGACGGACAACGCTGACCCGGGGGGCGACGAGGTCGGTCCAGGGCGGGACGATACGGCCGTGGAGGCCGAGGTGGTGGGCGGGGGCTCGCGGGCGGAGCTGGCAGCCTAGCGGCGGCGTATGCCCTTCCGTGCGGGGAGTCGTCGGTAGCGGGTGATCTTCCCGCCCGTGGTGGCGTGGGCTTTCTGGTGTGCGTAGCGGCGGAGTCTCGGGTTAGCGAAGAAGAACCGCCACTGGGCGCGGCTCTTGAAGCCGGTGTGTCGTCGTCTGGGCATGTGTACCTCCTGGCTGACGCTTTCCCTCGCCGCTGCTGGGGCGAACGCCTCGGGCCCGCCCTGTGGTTCAGGGCGGGCCCGGGTGGGGGGTGGTGCGGGTGGTCATCCCCAGTAGGAGCAGAGGATCCACTTCGGCTTGCCTTGGGTGGGGGTGATGCCGAGTGCGCGGATGGCGGCGTGCAGCTTCTCGTCCCAGCCGTGCGTCTGCGGTTCGACGACAAGGGCGGCCATGTCGATGTTCTGTACGGAGCCTCGGCGGACGGTGATGACGTGGGCGGCGAGAAGGTACATGGGGTAGCTGTCGGAGCAGTGGGTGTCGAACTCGACGCCCAGCCGCGCTCTGGCCGCCCGCTCGCGTTCGAAATAGCCGTCGTTACCGCTGTGCCACCGTTCGGTGAACCCTGCGATCTCCGCGAGCAGTCGAAATTCGGCTGCCCCCTGGAAGTCATCGTCTTCCGGGTTGTACCAGTCGAGGGTGGGCATCTCGCCGTACTCGCCGACACCTTCGAGTTCCCAGCCTTCTTCACCGCCTAGGTTGTAGCCGTAGGCCAGGATGGCATCTGTGGACTGCCCCATGGTCAGTTCTCCCTGGTCTGCGGTTCGAGTACGTACCCGGTGCGACGGGGTTCGCCGTCTCTGGTGGTGGGGCTGTCGTGCAGCTGGGTGCACTTGATGGGCCGACGGCGGATCTCGCGGCCGTCGGCGGTCAGGGTGACTACCTGGACGGTTCCGTAGCCGCCGAGGCCGTGCATGGTGATGGGCTGGCCGATGACCTTGATGCGGGTCGGCCCGTCGGCGGGGTGGCGGTTGCTGAGGCTGACGTAGGTCTGTCCGGGCTGGATCATCGCGGGGTTTCCTTCGCTGGGATGGTGGCGGTCGAGTTCCACCAGGTGTCGCGGGTTTCGGGGTTGTCCGGTCCGGGGCGCCGCGCGAAGTTGCGGGTGGCTAGGACTCGGTACTCCCAGGTGCCGTCGGCGTAGGGGCCCTTGGCCTCCTGGATGGTTGCGGTGCCGGATCGGGCTGCGGGCCACTGCTGCCCGTAGTGGCGGACGCGGGCGCCGACGGGGAGGGGATGATCGTTCATCGCGGGGGCCCCTGGGTGGTGTAGTCGTGCCGGTGGTCGGGGTGTCCTTCGGGGCAGCGTCGGCAGAATCCGGCCCCGAGCGTGTCCTTGTACCAGTCGCGGTGGACGTCGCCGGGGTGGTCGCACGCGGCGCAGGGTGTGGTGCAGGTGTGCGGGGTGCAGCCGTCGCGGACGTTGGCGTGGGTGGGGCCGCCGCAGGAGCGGCAGGCCTCGGGTTGAGTCATCGCGGGGGCTCCTGGGTGGTGTTGTGGGCCGGGCACGCGGTGCGGTTGTCGGTGTCCTCCCAGCCGTTGGCTCGGCGGGCGTCCTGGGCGTCCTCGCGGGTGTCGTACTCGCCGTCGAGGGAGCCGAAGCAGACGTCGCACTTGACCTGGTAGGTGGCGGTGATCGGCATGGTGCTCCTTCGGGTGGGCCGCCGTGCCGTGTGCACGGCGGCGGGGGTGGTCAGTTGGTGGTTGCCTGCCGCCGCCAGGCCATGAGCCCTGCGATGGCGGCCTTCTCGCGGGTGGGTTCGGGCTGCTGGCGGTGCGCGACACCGCCGGGGAGTCGCCACGTCCACCCGTTGCGGCGGGCCCCCCGGTAGGACGGCTCGATGGTGACAAGGATCGTGTCGCCGGACACCACGTGCCAGGTGTGGAACTCTGCCCAGTCGGGGGCCTTGGTCAGGGTCGCGGCGTCGAGGATGGCGCCGGCGCGGCGCGCGGACAGAGGCCGGGTCACTCGTCGTCCTCGCTGGTGTCGTAGTCGCGGTCCCAGTAGTCCCGGTCCCGGCGTGCGGTTTGCCGGATGGTGTCCTCCCACGGTGGGAGTGGGGCCGGGGCCGTGGGGGCGGTCGCGGTCATCGCGTGGGCTCCTCGGAGGCGCCGGGGGCGTGTCCGGGGCAGAGGTCGGTGCCGTCGCCGCCCATGTCCCATCCGGCGTGGGTGGCGATGTCGATGGCTTCGGGTTCGTCGTCGGTGTTGGTCTGGAGGGTTTCCCGGCAGAGGCCGGTCAGGCCCGAGTGGTCGCAGCGGGCGGCCAGGTGAAGGCTCACTGGGTCACCTCGGTCTCCGGCGAACCCTCCAGGGCGGCGGGCAGCGCGCGCAGCTCGGCGGCGACCTGGTGCCCGAAATACCGCTTCACGAACCGGCCCTCGGAAGTGGCATCGAAGTGCTCGGCGGCCTCGTTCAGCACCTCGGCGTGGGTCGGGCGGGCCTCCAGCTCGGCGACCCGGGCGCGCAGCCGGTCGACCTCGGCCAGCAGGTCGCGGGCGAACGCGTTCCCGAGCGTGTAGTCACTCATCTCGGCGACGTGCGAGCGGATCTCCCGCTCGTACTCCGGGGTCATCGGGGTGTCGGTCATGGTGCTCCTCCAGAGGGGGTGGGGCCGCCGAGGAAGGCGGCCCCGGGGTGGTCAGGCGGCGGCGAGCCGGTTGAGCATGCTGGCCTGATCGCCGTTGCTGGTGACGTAGGTGCCGGTCGGCCCGTAGGCGGTGGTCCGGGTAGGCAGGTGGGCCTGCTGGTGCCCGTCCGGCGGGATGAGGAGCGAGCCCCGGAAGTGGCTGTCGGTGGGGACGGCCCCGGCGTACAGGCAGAGGCGGAGGACGCCGAGCCGGTCGGTGCCGAGGGCGAGGACGTGCCCGTCGGGGGTGGTGCCGTCGGTGCCGGTCCAGCGGATGTCGAGGTCGGCGAGGCGGATCGCGGTCATGGTGCTCCTCAAGGGTGGGGTGGTGGTCCCGGGCGGGTGCCGGGGCCACCGGTGGGAGTTCAGGCGGCGTCGGCGAACAGCCGCTCGGCGGCGATGCGGTGGGCCTCGGCGAGCAGCCGGCGGGCGGCCTGGGGGTTACCGACCTGCTTGTACACCTGGGCGGTCAGCTCGCCGTACACGGTGGTCGGGGCGAGGAGGAGGTCGGCGACCTGCTCGGGCGTCGGCGGGGTGGGGGTGTCCCATTCGAGGTCGAAGCCGTCGTCGTAGTCGGCCAGGAGCGGGAGGTCCCGGTCCTCGTAGGCGCGGATGCGGTCCTGGGTGCGCTGCTCGTCGATGCGGCGCTGGATTTCGGTGGACATGCTGGCTCCCTCAGCCGGAGTGTGGGTGGTGGTCGTCTGCTGCGCCGTGGAGTTGGTTCAGGCGCACCTCGTGAAGTCGGCGGCGACGAGGTGGCGGGTGGCCTTGTAGGTGGTGAGCGCGGTGTAGAGGGCCGGGTCGGTGGGCTGGAAGACGTTGACGTGGATCCAGCGGCCGGTGGTCCGGTGCTGCGCCCACACCTGGACGGGGGCGGCGCCGAGGTGCGTGGCCCGGTAGGCCTTGGCGCAGTGCCGGCCGTACCAACTGGCCTGGCCGTCGGGGAGGTCGGCGCCGAGTCGCTCCAGCATGTCGCCGGTGCGGATCAGGGTGCCCGCGTCGACGGCGACGGCGATGAGGCCGGAAAGGCACCGGTAGCCGAGCGGCCGGGTGGTGATGCGGGCGGCGCGATGGGTGCGGGCGATGTGGCGGGCGGCGTTCATGCGGGTCCCCCTCGGGTGGTGCTGTGCGGGTGGCTTGGCGGGTCAGGCGGCGAGCGCGGTGATGGCGCGCATGAGCGGCAGGTCGTGGCCGCCGTAGGGCTCGTACCAATCGGTCGTGAGCTGGACGGTGCCGATGCCGGGGAGGGCGGTGGTGACGGTGATCTCCGTGTCGATGGTGGTCTCGTCGTCGTAGGTGCGGTGCACGGTCCGGGAGGTGACGACGCCGCCGACCCGCTCGTACACGGCGTTCAGTTCGTGCTGGGACCAGAAGCTCAGGCGGGTGGCCGTGTCACCGTCGGCGAGGTGGCCGGCGCGGAAGCCGAGTGCGCGGAGGACCTGGGCGCCGAGCTCGTCGCGGGCCTTGCTGAGCTCACGCTCGATCTCGGTCAGTTCACTGGTGCGCGGGTCGGCCTGGAGGGTCACGCCCGGGGCGCCGCCGCTGACGATGAGGTAGGCGGTGAGGTACAGGCTCATGGCGTTCATTCGGTTTCCCCTCGGTTTCCACTGCCCACTTTGTTGGCACTTCGATAGTGACACAGAGGTCCCCGCTAGTGCAACATAGTTGGCATGACGAATCCGAGAATCAGTGCCCACAAGGTTGGCGGGACACTGCCCACCAACTTGGCAGACCCGCGTGAGATCATCGACGGCATGACGCCACGCCCCGAACCCGACGTCGAAGCCTCCTGGCTTCGCCGCCTCGACCGCGCCACCACCGCTCACGAGAAGGCACGGACCAACCTCGACGAGCTAGTTG